TTTACCGAAGGAATTCAGGAAATGTAGTGCTGTATTTATTGAATTTGCAATAGTTTTTCCAAGGTTATAAAAAAGGTCTGGAGATATTAAACCATTCAGGAATCTAGCAAGACCTGTCCCAAATCTATCGGCTTTGTTGTAAATGCTATCCCAGTCAATGGCATCTAGCGATTGCGCTATTTTTTCTCCGATAATACGTCCCAGTTCAAACCAATCTTCTTTGTCAATGGCATCTTTTATTCTTTTTGCGAATTTTGTTTCTGGCGCTTGGGCATCCGTTTTTACTTCCTCAAACATGTCCTTGGGACTTGTCCCGCCTGAACCACTGCCAGAATCTTTTTTAGACAGAACCTCCAATGTGTCAAATGATGCCAGCGCCCCTGCTGCCTTTTTCGCCGCTTTTGATGTTCCATTCAAAGCGGCAGCGTAATCTTCCTGTACTGCCTTGGCTCTTGTCCATGTACTCTTACCCTGCAAAATAGCCATAAACTGAGCTACTTTATTGGCTGCCATGGTAATATAATTGATTAACTGCACCAGGTATGGGATTGCCATTTGGACGATCGGAGCAAAGGCAGTAGCAAGGCTGTTCTGTAATTGCGTGCTGGATGATTTCAGCTGCGACATCGCAGCATTATAGTCTGAAGAATATCTGACAAGATTATTGAATCCTGTCTTCATGCCCGATACCATGGCGTTGAATCCCTTGGTAATCCAGTTAAATATCAGCAGACTTAGCGCAATTCCCTTCAATCTGCTTCCTAATGTCGATAAAAGACCACCAGACTTCTTTGCATGGGTATTAATCTTGTTAAAGGCTTTCTTACCGGATTCACCCATCTTTTGAAAGCCCTTCTGCTCATAATCGACCTGCTCTTTTATCTGTTTGAGTCTTGCCGTAATGTTATCGTATTCCTGATATCCGGCTGTCAGTCCAGCCTTTTTCAGTTCTGATAATCTTTCCTGCAATCGGATTTGTTCTGCAAGCAGGTCTACGAGTTTCTGATTCGATACTTGCGCATTAACACGGATGCTCTGTAATTTCTGCTCTTCTGCTTCCTGTTCGCGCTTCTTGGCATTTACCTGCTCTTCTTTTGCAATCCGTGCCTCTGTCTCAGCCATTCCCTTATCTGTAAGGCTTCTGAGATTGGCTTCATATTCCTTGACAGCATCTGTGGCATTACGCCATGCAAGATACACCTGGTCATAGTCATCATCACCGAAATACTGTCCCAGTTCTTTCAGAGAGTTAGCATATTCCTCTACGTCCACACGAAGCTGGTTCATATGCTGATCTGCATCCGCGATTCCAGCTTTTGTACGTTCCATCTCGGCAGCTATCTCTTCTACCTGCTGTGCGGTCTGTGCCTGCTGTTCCGCATTACTTTTCCAGTCAAAAGCCACTTCTCTTGTAGCTTCATTTTCTGGATTCTGCCCTGCAAGTTCTTTCTGTTCTTTGGTTTTAGCGATCAGGGAATCAATACGGGCTTCTTCTTCCTCTGTCCATGCAGATCTATAATCAGGGCTTTCTGTCTGTGCCTGTACAGCTTCTTTCTGCTTCTTGATATTTTTATCAAGCTGTGTATTTATTTTTTCAAGCTCTTTGGACTGTTCCTTATATCCATCTGCATTTACATCAGAACTGGACTTGTCCAATTCATCCACTTTATCCTTGGCATTGTCTGCATTTCCTTCTATATCCTTGAAAGTCTTCGCAACCTTGTCCAGCTCTGACGAATCTACTTTCGTGCTGACACGTATACTTGTATCATACTCAGCCATATGAAAAGCCCCTTTCTAAAAATAGAGCCAGCTACATGTGTAAAAACATGTAAACCGGCTCTAGGCTCTTCTGGCTGTTATCTTTTATTTCTCAATTGATTGAAGACGGAAAGTGCCTCATCATCTTCCTTCTTTTCCTCTTCTGTAAGTTCTGTCTTCGCTCCAAGACTGTATATCTTCTTCGCTTCCATGATAGCTTTACGCTCTTTTTGCTGCATTTTTGCATCCAGCTTTTTACAGCGTATATCCACCACTCGGGTGAACGAACATTCTTCCAAATTAGTAAGCAACCCCATAAATACGAACCAATGCATCTGTACTGTATTCAGGTCAATTCCATACTGTTTCATGAATGCTGCGTAGATTCTCCACTGATCTACATCAAAGTCAAATGCCAGTACCTTACTTTTCTCCTTTTTATGGTTATCATGATTATATTCGTTCAGATACCATTCAAGCCCCTGCATAGCTTCCTCTAAAGTCGATGGCACCTTGTCACCATAAAAAATCATCTGTATGGCTTGATCAACTCTTTCATTCTCTTCGTACTCCTCATCTTGTAGGCACTGCATAATCTGGATACCTGTGCGGAAAGATGCATCTATGGGATATCCATGCCATTCATATGGCAGCTTGTCCAACATGACATTGAACATAATTATCTCTTCCTTCTATTTTTACGGTTGCCGCCATATTGCGGGGTAAATGCGCCGCCCTGTCTCTCCCTGCTATACTTCTGTGCGATCCGCTTATGCCTGTCATTCGTGTATCTGTCAAAAATAGGAAGTAACTGGTCAAAGAAATCTGCGACTGCGTATGGTGAAGGGGCTGTAGTGTCAAATACCTTATAGCAGCAATCCTCTCCAAATAAAGAATCAATCTCTGCTGCAATATCCTGCATTGTAGTGACTAAAAGCTGTATATGTTCCTTCTGGTTAAGCCCTGTACCCTTTGCCTTTATCTCCTGTCCGGCATTTGCGAATTTATCGATCAGATCATAAAATCCATCCAGAAACTGTACATCTTCCACAGGAATTGATATCACATCCCCATTGTCATTTACTTCGATTTCAAGTGATTTTTTTACTCTTAAACTTTCCATATCATTACCATCCTCTAAAAAGTGATGGGTGATTTAGAGGGGCACCCACCACTATGCTAATTTTGATTAACACCTATCTTATGCTGTCGGTGTAAATTTGTTAGTAGTTACATTGAATGTGCCCTGAATAGGATCACCTACACCGCCCAGTGTCATATTGTTCATCAACTCGCTACCAGCATCGCCGCCGATAGAATCAAACTGATATGAGCATTTACGTTTCACCGCCGGATATTCTCCTTCTTCTGTCGGCGTTTCCAGAATATTCACCCTAACATAATCTGTCATTGCAGATGAGCCTGTTGGAAGAGTTTTGATCTTCTCATTCATCCACGCCTGCAGCTCATCATCTTTGATGTACTCTTTTTCCACGCTGATAGAAGGTGTATAACTCTTAATGTTCGTTGTTCCGTTGCTCTGATTGATATACTGTTTTGTCTCAGATTCCGGGTTGAATTCTTCTGTTAAAGAACTGACACCATCACCTATCAGTACATACTTATCTGTTCCTGTTGTGCCAATGTTTAAGAAATGCATCAGCTTTTCTCTCATTTCAGACATTGTTATCTCTCCTTCACATATTTAATAGCGATAGTCATCTGGTATACAGAATCATTCTCGCTCGTTACCCCCATATAAAATGGGGTAGTTATCTTTATTTCTTTTACGGTTGCATCCTGCAATACAGGATAATTGCCACGCCTGTTCTGCTCATTTACCCACTCTGTCAGTTCTTCACCGAACACATTGTTGTCAATGCATTCTGCATTTTCCTGATTCGGCATACATGCCCTGAATGTGTAATGATCCGTATATTCTTTTTTACCGGACAAATAGGACTTTACATTCTGAATCGGTTCTTTTGCCAGTGAATACTTGCCAGTACCTGCCCTTTGGATATCTGTGTCTATTTTCTTCGGTTTGAATTCTCTCAGCCACGTTATAATGCTCTCTGATACTGTCATTTGCCAGCTATCCTCCTTGCGCCCTGTTCAAGCTCTTTCTTGCCGCCATTCTGCATATATCTGTCTGCCCAGTTACCGCCTCGTCCTATACCACCTTTTTCACTTTCACCTTTTCCCTGAAAATGATATTCTGGATGGTAATATAGTCTTCTGGCATATGGCGTATTCCACACCACATCTGTTTCATTTTCAATATGGCAGCTGTCAATTAATTGACCAGGATTCTCGTATTTTCCCGCTATATCAAAAGGAACGAATGGCTGTACATTTTTCTTAAACTCATTTGTTACAAATTGTTGTACACTTCCTCCTTCTTCCAGCCCCATCTTTTTTTTACAATCTTCCAAGTCAAAATTACACTGATAATTAAATGAACTCACTTTCCCACCACCTTGATATGTTTCAACCTTGGCATGTTGCGATTATCAGATACAGAGGTCACAGTCACTGCATATTGGTAATGTTCTCTCAGCGCTGATATCCTGCAATCCTGCCCTATTTCCTCTGTTGCTTCGCCAAGAACAATGATATCCTTGCCGCTCTTAGCATTCAGTGTCCAGTAGTTTCCACGTTCTGTATCCGGCAACCTGTTATACTCAACAGGCTGCAAATATGGTTTATTTCCGTATCTTCGTCCAAAATCTATCGTGATGCTTTCCACCTTATTCTCGGTCTGTACACCGTTAGATGTAGACACCTCATTGCGGTTGTGTCTCCACTGTACACCCTTTACTACAGATCTGCCCCAGTGCTCTGTACCGTCTTCAGATTCGTAGTAGTTATATATTGTTGCGATGTCGCAAAATAAAACACTCATAGGCATATCGCCCCTGCTAATCCTGTTCCTCTCAGCCCATTACAAATTGTACTGTGTAACTGTGCTTCTTTCTCCTGTGCATTTGTGATCTTATAGGATTCGCTGTATCCGTCATTGGAAACGGACTGTATGCCCATTCCCATACCGGCAGACTCCTGTGCCTGCAGGTTATCAATCAATTGACACATGGTCAACCTTACTGCATCACGCACACCCTTTTGAAAATCAGTTGCAGAATCCTCATTATAGTCATTGCAGAACGCTCTTGCACGCATATGTGTAACTCTGTCAATTTCTCCTGCTGCCCTCTGGTACAACCGGTTGAATTCCTGTTCATCTGCAATATTAGTAAAGAGGGAGCTGTAATACTCCCAGTCAACATAAGGCATATTATCGCTCCCTTCCACTGTTCCTATGCTGTAGGTGTGATCTGAATATCCTTAAGCATTCCCGCCATC